GATCGCAGCCGTCAGGCTGAGGCCGTGGGGTCCGAGGTCGAGGAAGCCAAGCGAAAGCTACAGCTGATCGACCAGACCGAAAAACGGATTGTGCAAGAGAATTTTGCGGCGCAAGTCGCCAATGCCCGCACCAGATATACAGACTACGACGCGGTAGTAACCGCGCCCGATGTTCCGATCACCGATGCGGTGGTGGAAATCGTGATGCAGTCTGACGTTGGCGCGGATGTGGCGTATCACATTGCCAGCAATAAGGCTCTTGCGGCGGAAATTTCCGCCATGTCACCTATCGAGGCCGCGCGCGCCATAGGACGCATCGAGGCACAGATCAGCGCGCCCAAGCCCCGAACAACCTCAACCGCCCCTGAACCTATTTCCCCGGTCAAAGGAACGGCTTCGGCCACCAAAGATCCGGCGAAAATGAGCATGGCCGAATACAAGAAATGGCGCGCCTCACAGGGGTAAACCAAGGAGCCTAAGAGATGGCTAACGCACTCATTACTCCAAGCCTGATCGCCAAGGAGGCGCTCATGCAACTGGAGAACAACCTGGTGATGGCAAGCCAGGTTCACCGTGAATACCGCAAGGAATTCACCGGCGGGGTGGGCGACACAGTGTCGATCCGCAAGCCGGTGAAATTCTACACGGCAGACGGCGCGTCCCGCGTCAATCAAGATGTGGAAGAAAAATCCACCTCGATCACGATTGACCAGCGCAAGCACGTGTCGTGGGAATTCGCAACGCAGGATCTTACCCTGTCGGTCGAGGAATACTCGGAGCGGTATATCAAACCGGCGATGATCACCCTCGCAAACACCGTGGACAGCAGCCTTTACGGCCTGTATTCCAAGGTGTGGAATTCGGTTGGCACTCCCGGCACCACGCCCGCAGACTTCGCGGCTGTGGCATCGGCTGCGCAACGGCTGGATGAGATGGCGGTCGGTTCCGACATGCGATCCATGATGCTGACACCTGCGGCACGTTATGCCGTTGCTGGCAATCAGTTGACTCTGGATTCGGTCGGCACCAAGGGCACCAGCGCGTATGAAAAGGCACGGCTTGGCGAAATTGCCATGTTCTCGACATTCTCATCGCAAAACGTGCAAAACCACACGGTAGGCATCAAGACCGGCACTCCGCTGGTTAACGGTGCCAACCAGAACGTGACCTATGCAAACGCCACCGGCGCGAACACGCAGATGCTGGTGACGGACGGCTGGACCAACTCGGTGACGGGCATCGTGAAAGCCGGTGATATCATCACCATTGCCGGTGTATACGCGGTCAACCCGGTTCCGGGCGAAGGCACGACTGGCAAGACTGTGATGCGGTATCTCCAGCAGTTCACGGTCATTGCGGACGCCAACTCCGGCGCTATGACTGGCCCTGCAACTCTGACGATCTCGCCTGCGATCATCACCTCTGGGCCTTTCCAGACCGTGAGCGCAGCACCGGCAGACAATGCGGCGATCACCGTTCTGGGCACTGCCTCGACGGCTTACCCGCAAAACCTTGGCTTTCACAAGAACGCCTTTGCGCTTGTTACTGTCCCTCTGGAAATGCCGGATGGTGCAGCGTTCAAGGCGCGCGAAAGCCACAACGGTCTGTCGGTTCGCGTGGTCAAGGACTACGACATCGCAGAAGATGTGGATATCATCCGTCTTGATATCCTCTATGGTGTCAAAGCGATTTACCCCGATTTGGCGGTTCGCCTCTGGGGTTGATGACAACGGGGCGGGCTTAACGGCCCGCCCTTTCTTTTCGTGAGGTAATCCAATGGCAACAGCCCGTGACATTGTGGAGCGCGCCTATCGAAAGATTGCGCTGAAAGCCGAGGATGAGGCAATCACCGGCGATATGCTGGAACATGGGATTGAGACGCTCAATTCGATGATTTTCGGATGGGAGCTGTTCGGGGTTGATACCGAACATACTGCGCTTGCGGCAACGGATACGTTGCCGCTCGCGGCACGGTTCGAGGAGGGCACGGTTTATCAGCTTGCATCGCGGCTTTCGCCTGATTTCCTTGTGCCAGCGCCTGATGCAGACATGTTCTTTCGGGCCTTGCAGGCGGCTTACATGGTCATCGAGGAATCGACCATCAACAGCGCAATCATTCGCGTTCCCAGCAGGCTTGAGGGCCGCAACGCAACGTCCAGCGTGACCTGACATGCCAGCGATCGAGTTCGTCACGCAATCCAACAGGGACAGTGACAATCGGGCCGCGACGACTGAGCGGCTTGTGAATTTCTACCCGGAGCCGCTGCCGCAAGGCGCGAGGGCGCAATTTTCGCTGCGGTCGGTTCTCGGGGCAATGCCATTTGCCAATACAGACGCGGTGTTTATCCGCGCGCTGGAGGTTGTCCCGGATCTGGATAACACCAGCGCGGACAGGCTTTTTGCGATCTTTGGCGGCATGATTGCGCAGATCGACGCGGCGGGCGGCGTTTCAATTATTTATGCCGTGGCGGATGATGTAAATACGACGATCAGCGGCAACTCTGGAGATGTGACGATCTGTTCAGGCGGTCAATACCGCCTATGGGATGGGGCGACACTCACAAGCCCGACAGCGGGCGCGTTCTCGGACTTCGGGTCGGTTGAATATGTCGGGGGTTACACGCTCTTGACGGAACGCAATGGCCGCAGGTTGCAATGGTCGGCCCTGCGTGATCCATCGTCATTGCCGGGATTGAACTTTGCCACCGCTGAGGCGCGGGACGATGTAATCTTGCGCGGTGTGGCGATCAACGGCAACTATTGGATATTCAAGACCACGAGTATCGAGATTTGGCAGGTTACGGGGCTTGCGAGCGAGAATGCCTTTTCTGCCATTCCAGGCCTTGTGCTGGAACGCGGTCTGCGCGGATTCAATCTGGTGACAAAGTTTCGCGGCGGCGCGTTTTTCATCGGGTCCGACAATGTGCCTTACCTGGCGGGGGGGTCGGAAATCAAGGCGCTGCCCAATTTGGGCGTCCAGACCGCAATTGAAAATGGCGACCCGACGCACTGCCACTATCACGAGGATGAAGGGCACCAGTTTCTGTGCATCCGCTTTCGGGACCGGCCTGCGTGGGTGTTTGATCTTGCAACGGGGCTTTGGCATGAGCGCGCCGAGGGTGAGGACGACGCATGGTCGGCAACAGCATCCGTCAGGGCTTTCGGGTCTTGGCGCACGGCGCATACGGATGGGACAGTGAGAACGTTGCAACGGTCCAATTCTGACGGATCAGATGCGTTAATCCGACGAGCTGTGTCGCAAACTGTCTACAACGGCGGCGAGCGGTTCAGGGTTGGGAAGCTGGAGATTGTCGGGCGCGTGGGGCGCTCTGATTTGGGGCGCGAGGCGCGTCTTGGCCTTCGCATAAGCCGGGATGGCGGGAATACGTTCGGGCCTTCCATCGAGCGCGATATGGGCGATCTGGGCGAATACGAACAACGCATGGTGTTTCGGACGCTCGGACAGGCGCGGGCTTTCGCCGCTGAGGTTCGGGTTTCGGATGCTGCGGACCTGAATATCTATTCATCGGCAAATCTGGTGTTGGCATGAGGCCCAATGCGCAGGTCAAATACGTCAAGCCTGACGGCGCTCTGACGATTGAGGGACTGAAATTCATAGACGCGCTGGCGCGTGAAATCGAGACACTGAGGGCAGAAGTTGACGCGCTGACGGTGCAGGGCGCTGACCATGAATCGCGAATTACGGCGCTGGAGCCGTGAGGATAAGCGCAGCGGATGCCCGGCAATACTGGGCCGACCCTACGCAACAGTTAATGGGCACCACGCCTGACATTCTGCCAGAGAACGATGCGTTTGTTTACTACGCCAGTGTTGACTTGTGCCTCATGTTTCACACGGCCTTCTGGGATGGCTTCTGGATGGTTCACGCGGGCGTGAAGCCCGAAGGGTGGGGCGCTCTGGATGGTCAGGGCTTGGGCCTCTTGCGCGAGTTTTGGACCGACATTGAGCCGCGCGGCATTGTCGCTTGGATCGAGAGAAAAAACAGGCTGATGAATGCGTTCGCGCGCCGTGCGGGGTTCCGCGACATAGGCGCGTCTGAGCATCACGGCTTGATTATCAAGGAATGGAGGCCGGAATGGGCGGAGTAGTCGGCGGGCTTGTAAGCGGCGTTCTTGGCGCGAAGTCGTCAAAAGATGCGGCCAAAGCGCAGGAAAAGAGCGCGAACGCACAACTTGCGTTACAGCGCGAGCAATTCGACCTGACGCAAAAAAACCTTGCACCGTTTCTGGGCGCAGGCACGAATGCGCTTTCGGCGCTGCTTTTCGAGTTGGGCCTTGGCCCAGCGCCGGTCTTTGGCGGGCAACCCGGCGAAATCAAAGAATTCACGGATACAATCCCAAGTGCAGGCGTTCAGGGGTTCACGCGGCAAGGCGGGCGAAACGAAGGGCAGACGTTCTTTCGTGATGCTGGGCCACAGAACCGTCAACGGTTCAGGGTTGGCGATCAGGTCTTTGACAGCCGAGACGCGGCGCAACAATTCGCGGACGCCAATCCGGTCGGGGGCACCACATTCAACGGCATCCAGGCTTCACCAGCGGCCCTGTTCGCGCTTGGACAGGGGCGGGATACCATCGAGGCAGGGGCCGCGGCACGAGGCGGGCT